AGCTTGAGCTAATGGGTGTTTGTTGTCTGTAAGGAAGCTCTTTGTGAAGCTAGGAGCTCCTTTTTCTGTTCTGGGATAGGATATGTCTAGTTTGTCGAAAGCTTTTTGCAACGACTGGGCCGCCCAGATCTCTACTTCTCCTCCCGCCATCTTTTCTATGTCAATAATTAAAGCTTTCTCTCTTTTTAATAGGCCGTTGCGCGTGATCTCTACTTTGTCTTGATCGACACGTACTCCCCGCCACGTCATATCCACCAGACAGGGCAGTAAATCTAGCTCTAGGTTAACAATCGACCATAAATCCTGTATTCCGATTTGAATTGAGAAGTAATTCCACAGTTCTAAGGTTAGCTCTGCGTCAGCTTCGGCATATGGTCCGACAAATTGCGACGGCAGTTTATACATTTCTGACTTTGGGTCAACTCCAAAGGACATTGCGGCTTCTTTTAAGCCTTTTTCTGACTTAGTTTTGTTGAGTAGGTCGTAGGCCAGTGCGTTTAGACTGTAACTAAATCTGTTTTCGTCCAAGAGCGATGCAACAACCATCGTATCGATAATTCTACCTTTAACGGTAAAACCCATACGCTTAATCCAACCCAGATCGTACTGTGCGTTGTGCATAATTTTGTCGGCGGGGCATTCAAATACCTTTTTGAGCCACTTATTAACGATGCGCTCGTCGAGGTTTCCGCCACCGACATGCCGGATAGGTAGGTAACCTGACCAGTCTTCGGTTGCTACAGCATATCCAATTATTTCGCCGTCACCTGTAGCCCATCCGGGACCGTTGGTTTTAAGGTTTGGATCTTTGGTCTCTACATCGATGGCTATTTTCTTAGCGCTAAAGATATCTGGGAGTTCTGTGGGTGGTATCCATTCGCTTTTTGGTAGGAACATCGCCATTTGTAGTGCCATCTATTCTTTATCCTCATCATTTTTACTTTGTGACGGCTTAATTTCTTTAAGAAAATAACCACCTTCCCATCTATCCTTGGCATCATGTCTACAGTGTGCCTTACGATGCCCCTCGCCATATCCATGCGTGTGCTTCTTCCCACACTTCGTACACTCAAATGTTAAAACGTCAGTGCCGTATATATTTTTTTCTTTTGTAGCATAAATTGTAGTAATCATCTTTCTTTCTCCTTTAAATTACTCATTATGTTCTCCATCGTGGTATTGTTTTTTCTACTTTTTCATCAATAGTCACATAAAAATTATTACGACTAATGGCAATTTTGACATTTCCGTAATGCATTTGTCTATGATGGTTAGCGCATAAACACATTATATTCTCTGTTGTATCAGGACCCCCCTCAGAAAGTTGAAGAACGTGATGAGCCTCGACATAGTTTTGCCCGTCTGCTTTTACAAAAGTATGCGTTTCAGCAGATTTCTTTTCAACCTTACATATCTGACACCTATGATTAAATTTTGCTTTTACTCTATTTCCCGCAGAGCCACGCTCTATCCTTTTAGAGGCTTCAATTTTTTCTCTTTTTTCAGCTTCGGACATATGTGTCATGTCATTAAAATAATCTTGAACGGATCTTTTCTTTCCATCAAAATTGAAATCTTTATCGTTTTTGGGGTTAAGTAGCTTTCCATTTTTAACCGTGTGGAAGCGGGTGTAATTACACCCTTCCTTTTCACGATGTACTTTTTCTTTGTCCGCAATATTAGCTGTAAATGAAAAGATCATACCTTTTTGATATGGAAAAGAAATGTCGCATGTAAAGGGCGGTTTATCGTAAGACCACATATGGTAATGAGGCACTTCAATTTGCTCACCACCGTTCTCCTCATTATAAAAACCTTTAGAATTAGTTGAATAAACATTTCCATTTGCGTCTTCAAAAAAGAAACCGTCGTTACCATCAAACCAATAACCTGTGTCCGAATTATAATTTCCTCCATTGTTATCTACACAACAAATAAGCCTTAGTTTAAAATCTACTTGTTTTTCACCCCCCTCAAAACAATGTTCTGAATTTTTATAATTTAATAAAACGGTGCTTGTCTCTTGCCAAGAAAGCAATTTTCTCTCTTTTTTCCAATTCCAACCATCGGGACAACTTTCTTTTAAATACAAAGCACCCTTCTCATCATACGTTGCTACCATATTGATATTGGATTCTTCGGTATCCCAAAAATCATTGCCCATTAGTCTTCTCCGCCTAATGCCGCATAGCCTGCAATATCTACCCAACTGTCTTCATGATCTGGGGATATTATAAGCCTTGCTTGCTTTACTGCAACCATGCATTGATATACTTGCGATACCGTTATTTCTTTATCTAAGATAACCGACCATATCTTTGCTATTCTGTCATGGTTCTCATAAGCATCGCCGTAGTCCTTGGCCCGTGGGCCGTTGACTAAGCTCTCTGCTTTTTGCAGTATTTCTTCACGTTTCATAGATCGTAGCTCCTTGATATATCTTCGGGTTCAACAATAAATAGGTTTTCTTTCGTTCGGGTTACACCGACGTAGAATGTTCTGTGAACATCGTCGGCATCAATTCTCATAGATTCGTCGGCGGCGGGGCTTAGATCGGTAAAGATGCACACATTATCGGCTTCTCCGCCCTTTGATCCGTGGATCGTGGACACATTAATACGGGGAATGCCGTTAAACTTTTCTCCGCGTCGAAGCATAGCCACGATATAGGCTCTATCTCTTTCTGGCATTTTATCCATTGCTTCGTGCCAGATCATTTCATTCGTTGCCAGAAGCCCGTGATCCTCGACAAGCTCTTTGAAGGTGTAGAAGCTGTCTTCGTCGAGACCGGACAGTCTTTTAAAACCTCTAGCTATACGATCCTTTGTGGACATAAACGAATAGATTGCTTTAACTGTGTTTCCAAGCACGGATTTCCCCGATCTCACTTGCTCCCACCCATTGACCGCGTTGCTAACACGCTCGGAAACACTACGGTGGCCTCTAAAGTTAAATAACCTGCCCGATGATTTTAACTCGTTTGCCACTTCTTGTAATTGATATCCCGCTTGTGCCAGAATGAGCCATGAGCCGTGGGACATGTCCAGTTCGGCTACGGTATTTATTCTTTTAACCATGCCCATATCTTCGCGGGGTTTATATTCTTTTGGAAAACGCCGGTGGATACGTTTAGTAATTCCCTGCGCTACGTTCCAAACGCTTGTGGGTACGCGGTAGGATTGCGATAGGGTTTCGGACGAACCATTTAGGTTGATGAACTGATCTACATCCGCTCCGGCCCATCTATAGATTGCTTGGTCGTCATCGCCCGCACAATACATTCTTTCTGATTTTCTATCTAACAAGTGGGCTAGATCCCATTGGAGCGGGGAAAGATCTTGCGCTTCGTCTAAGAAGGTAACGGCGAAGTTGGGGCAATAGGTGTCGCCATTCTCTACAAACAGCTTCAACATGTCGGTGAAGTCATACATGTTGAACTCTTCTTTGTAATTCTTGAGAGCTTCTGCAATGTAGGCAACGGTATTCCAATCTGTGTCGATGCGGCTTTCGTTATATTGCTCGCGTAGGGGAACTTTTCGTAGGGTAGCGAGGCTTATGAGAGATAGCACGGGATCGCTAGATCTGTTTAACTCCGGCATATCCTCCATACCGCCGCGTTTGTTTACACCAAAGTTAACACCTATTGCGTCGCCAAGCTCTTTGTAATGCTCGTTTTGCAGAACCTGTTCAGTACGGATGTCGGTTAGTGTTAGGGCAAGCGAATGCAACGTTCTAAAGTAAAACAGGTCTTTCTTTGGATCAAGGTTGAACCGCAAGGAAGCTCTTTCTTTAGCTTCATTTGCCGCTTTTCTGGTAAACGCCAAGAATGCAATATCTGTCGAGGCAATGCCCGAAGATAAGTTCTGGTCCACCATGTCAAGAAGCTTGGTAGTTTTACCTGTCCCCGGAGGGCCGAAAATTCTGAACATCGAAACCTTTTTCTTCCATCTTTTTCACAATAATACGGACGCGCTCTTTACTTAGATCAAAGCGGTCACCAATAGCCTGCAACTTTAAGTACTGTTGTTTACGTAATCGAAAGATCTCTAAGTTACGGCGTTCAATTGTCCACGTTTTGTGATCCCCTAAATCCTGCGAAAGAATTTTATTTTGGAGTTCAAGCAACTCTCGAAGCCGTAGTATCTCCATGTCTTTAAAAAACTCTCTATCTTCAGCTTCATTACCCATGTTTTTCTATCTCCTTTAGTTTTCTTCTCTCCAAAAATATAGGTGTTCGATCTCCCACCCAACTCCCAACCACGTTAAAATCCACAAACTCATAAGCATCTTCAATACTCATTTTGTCTCGTCGCATCAAAATCTGCGCACATCTGTCGTAATCATAAACAGCAACGTCGTGACATCCTGATCGATGCCCTACTCCAATAAAAGCTTTACCCAAGCCATCTGCTAATAATATTTCATCATCCATTTTAAAACGGCTCCTCTTTTGATTTAAATTTTGGCGGCGAAAGAACCGCATCGGCTCGTTCAAAGGACGGTATTTGCCAAACTCTGACAGCCCTTCCTTTGATTTTTAGTACAACGCTCTCACCATTTATATCTCGGAGACGTTGTGCAATCTTATGTGACTTATACTCAAAGAACTTATTCTTTCTAAGATGCCCTTCGAAATCTCTTAACCTAAAGTAAGTGGTTCCGGCTTCTTCATCGGTCCATGGGCGGCGGAGTAGGATCTCTTCTTTATCTTGCGCTTGCTGTAGGAAACGACAGAACTCTTCGAGGTAGTCAAAGAACTGCCCAGACGTACTGGCATCTTGCGATACTTCGATGATTGCGCTTTCGTTATCCTTCATCTCCGTCATCAACGCAGAAATACGTCCTTCCCAAGCAGGCTTGGCAACGGACCGTGGCATGAAGTTCAACTGCTCCATACAAGCTTTTTGAAAGGTAGGTTGATTTAAAAGCGCATCTGTATCCAACTCAAGGGGCTCGCCCGCTACGTCCATAAACCACACGGGCGGTGTACTGTTATACTTACGCAGATTAGCCACTGTAACACCCTGTACAGCGGCTCCTACGCCGAACTTACGGGTTCGGCACAAGTCCTTGTTACAATGTGCATTAATCGGGGCATCGCTACACTTATAGATGTAGTCTTTGCGGTCCAATTGCTTGGCTACGATGTTAACTTCTGCCAAGGGGAGCGGTGGATCTAAGTAGTTCATGTTGTACTGTAAGATCTCGTTCTCCCAAGAGTCTGGGAAAGCTTTGCGGAGATACACACCGATGTTAAACAAACCGTTGTTACGACCGCCTTCACTGATCTTTGATCTGCACAAAATCTGCAAACAAGGTGGCCCGTCTTTTAGAAGATCTGTTTCTTGTGCCGCAGTGATCTGTAGTTTCTGCACCTCTTCAAAGGTTTGGACATGTGTATCGTAAAGCTCGTAGAACTCTTCAAGGGTAGCGCTTGTGCCGTCATCTTTAAATGCGTATCGCAAGCCGTCTTCCGCATTATAATACGGTAGGTTTAAAAAGTTACCAACGTCGCCTCTATCTAAGTGCAATTTGATTTGCTTGGGAAAGATCTCACTCTCACCATAACCCAGAGCGGCGGACATCGATTTAAGAGAGGCCTGCATTTCGCGAGCTTCTATCCAATCTTTTGTAAAGAGGAAGCAATGCGCTCCTCCAGACTTAGATCGACAGACTACCAAAGGTAGTTTTAATTTTCTAATTTTGGTTATTAGGCCAAGATGGTCCAGTGGATACTGGTCCACATCTATACACCCCCACTTGGAGCTATTGTTCTCATTGATTGGAATAACACCTACTGAAACGCCCTTGCCAGAAAGATGTCCTTCCCAAAGGGCCTTGGTCCGTGGTTCGCGAATGATAGCCGCTTTACCTGCGCTCTTTCCATTCGACTGCTTTTTTTCAATTCTAAACGTCCCATAGGCTTCTTTGAGCCCATCAAAGATACGACTAAATTTTTCAACTGACATAAAAAATCCTAAAGGTTAGTGGGCGGCGATGCCGAAGCACCGCCGCATAGATTAAAATGGGATACTGTTGCTGTCTGCAACTTCATCATTGCTATGTTTTACAATAACTTCGCCACTTGAGATACTTTCAGAGAAAGTTTTACACTGCCCGTACAAGGCCGCATCTGCGATAGGACCCTCTTTAGACATTTCCCAACCATGCCACGATCCTTTAGAGTTTTCCTCACCAATAGTTTTCAGCACATAAATGTGACTAAACCGTGGTGGAGAGAACGGACCGTTTGCACCAACCATCGAAGTAGAAGAAACCATAGAGTTCCACTTTCGACTTTTCTTGAGTTGAGTGGACTTCATAGCAATTAGCGCTGTTTCAGAACCACCGTCTTCTTTTAAGATAACAACAAAATGTTGGTGTGTTTCTTCGAGATATGAACCCTCTCCACCCACCACATAATCTTTGTAGTCGTCTCTATCCTTTGCTTCCTGTGTAATTTCAAAAAGCTTTTTAGTCTGCGGTCTTTCTTCATTGGGCGTAAAGATATTTTTGGGAGCGCCGCTACCCTG